CCCCTTACCATAAGGTAACAACAACCAGATAATAACAAGCATCATACAGAAGCCCTCTTAGGAGTTGAAGATTCTCCTCTAAATTCAAAGTTAAAATCACCATCAGGATCTGTATAGTAAGGTCCTACTTTCAATTTAATGCCTAAATAGCTGGAAAAAACATCTAGAAACAAAGTTGTTAAATGAGGCTTTGGTATTGCCTCTCTGTACAATCCTAGCTCAAACTCACTTATCTGAGAATTTTTACACATAATCTCAACATGATCATCTAATTTATCCCTTAACTGTAAGATGTAAGAACTGTCAGTAAGTCTATACATTATGTTCATCTCATCATTAAAATATCCAGATTCATCTCTAAGCCATAGTATTAGATCTCTAGAAGGTATCCTTGAAATAGAATTGTCATTACCTTTTATATCTATTAAATTAAGCATATTCACAAATCTTGATCTAGTTTGTAATAAATTATCTCTTAATATGCTCTGATGACACATAGATATCATTTTATCTATGTCCTTGATATTGTCTTTAATCTCTCCTTCATCTAAATTTCCAAGATCTTCTGCTGTTCTTATAGACATTGTTGCTGACACTGCATCTTCCTCCTGTCTGAATACATTTCTCTCTAGTTCAGTTATCTGTCTAAGCACTCTGGGGGTACCACACACTAGTGTCATAATCTTACCCATCAACCCAGAAAACCTCTTTGAGTCATCTTCCACACAGTCATTAAATAGCTTCCTTAATGGTTGCCCTGTTAGAGCTCTTGATAGTCCATCTAAAGAATTTAGGCATCTATTTGTGGGTGGCATTGTCAGGTTGTTAACAGTGTGACTAATTTCTCTTTCAGACATTAAAAGCTCAATGTTTTCATCTATATAGTTTTCCACATTGAAATTAGCATCAAATTCTAGATCATCTAATTCATCTTTCAGATCATCTGCCAAAATATTATCTATCTCGAAATCACCTGTTTGGAAAAACATTAGATCACCATCTTCAATCACTGGAGAGTTTATTTCTGGTTCCAACACTCCACTGGCTTCAACTTCTTCACTAGATAGTTTTAATGAGAAGAATGTTTTCAAGACCCTCTTGAAGTCAGATAACTTCCAATCAGAAGCACTGACAGCTGATCTTTCATTATTCTTGATCTTCATCAATTCTCTCAAGGTTGTGGCATCTGTTTTATTAAAAAAAGATGATAGCTCAAACCCAATCTCTTCAGCATTCATGGGATCACTATTGTTCCAATTCTTGAATATTCCAGTTTCCATTCTATAAATCGGGTCCCATTCATAAGCCCTATAGGTGTCTGAAATGAGAGTTATGATGTTTCCAGAACCTGAGTTAGCTCTTATCCTGATACTATTATATCTGAAGTCAACAAACCACTCCCAATCATAAACATCATCAAATATTGTAACCTTCAGATCATCTTGAATATCTATTGGAATTCCTCTCATTGCTCCCTTTCCTCCATTAATAAAGCCATCAGGTGTTAACCAATGATCAGAGTCATTTATATCTGTTGGGAATGCAGCATTAATATTGTGTAGGAGTTCTAATATTGATCTACCCAATTCAACTTTATTTTTAAGGTTTGACACAGTTATCCTAGTGCAAACTGGACCTTCTAACTCAATTTTAACCTGACTAGTGAGGATTTGACCTTTCCATTCACCATACCCATATCTCTCCTTACCATATCCTTGCTGTCTAATGGTGAACACACCAAGACAACCAATCTTCTCTGATATTATATCATTAATGATCTCACTCTGTGGCTTCCGACTTAGGAGATCTCTTATACACTTTATCTTCTGCAATCTAGCTGGAACTTTAGAATGTGATAGTATTTCAGACTTTGATAAGAGATCTGTTATTGCTTTCCTCTTCTCAGACACAGAGGCCCAGTGGGTTAATATTGAAAAAATATTAGATCTTATAGATGCAGCAGATTCTTCATCTTCTATATTGGTTCCAGTTTTAAGTAGCTTTATATTAGGCCAGAATAGCCTAGTCATGGTTGATTTCACACTAGTCCCTTTTGCAGCAGTGTCCATGAGTGTTAATTTTCTTGGCTTTGAATCTATGCTAACTAGAAAATTCTTTAATTGAATTTCTGTTAGATTCAGCACCTCTCTTGTTTCCTCTCTACTTGATCTTAGAAATGGGAATTTATTGATTAGTTCTTCCCATTTTAGCCTGTATTGCCTAGGAGTTAACCCAGTTCTTCCATCCTGGAACCATTTTTCTTTACACATTTCAATCACAGGTATATCATTAAGCATTCTATCAAACACTTGTATAGTCTGCTTTGATCTACTTCTCATGTTCACCTTCTGAAAAACACTATTCTCTAATATTGATTCTATATCAATAAGACTATCTCTATATTCATCGCTATATAAAAAAACTTCATCAACATTTATCTTCTTTGATCTACCAATTAATCTCTCAAAACTTTCCATCTGCAGAGCCTTAAACAAGCTAATTTTTCCATCAACACCAGCTCTAGTGAAGCATTGTCTGCTTATCATATAAGCAGAGGCTGATAATATTCTAGCTGTCGCTGAATGTCTACTCAGACTCTCTTTAACACCTGGTTCAAAAAGTTTCATGAATATCAAAAGCTTACTACTATTCCAAGTCTTAGGAGGATAGTATAATATAGATGGATCACCATCCACTTCCTCAACTAGTTCTGCCAGTTCTGGAGCTGACATTCTTCTTAACAGGTCGAGAAATATCTTGTGATTTCCAAATTTTAATCTTATTCTTCTCAAACTCTGGGATACTGCTGGATCTTTAGAATCTTCTTCAAACATATCTAGTTCAGCTAGACCAATTCTATTTGCTCCAACTCCATAACCATAATTAGAGTCTTTATGGTACTTATACAGTTGGAAATCCACTCCTGTTATACCTGCATTGCAATCACTATCTAGAGGAAAATACCCTAGAGCTGGATCTTTTAAAGTTTTAAGCAATCTAGCTACTTCACTAGATAAAATATGATTGGACAATCCTAACATATGGTAGTGCATCCAAGCTTGACATTGCTGTATGATAGATGCTTCCAACACTTTACCACCTGCTTCAATGACATTGGTGACAGTTCCATAAAAGTTATGGATTCTATCAACAAACTTTTCTACAACACCAACCTCTAAGCATGCTGACACCCATCTAAAAGTTGGCATTATAGAATTTTTCCTAGTATACCATTCAGAATTGTACTCTATCATATCTGAAGACCCAATGCATGATTTTGCTCTGCTAGTGTAAATTCCAATATGTTTTGATATATTCTCTTTCCAATGTAACATTGTTACTGAGATCCTCACCAGATTCTTCACTGGTTTACCGCTAACTGATATCAATTCAGCTGAATCATCACTCCCCTGAGCCATCGTGATCACAGACTTTATTCCTTTCTTCCTAAGAATCCTTGTTTGAAGAAGAATCATTGCCTCTTGTATAATTCCATGTACAAAAGAGCTAGTGTAATGCAATATGCCTTGCATCATTCCTGATTTAATTGTCATTCGATTACTAACAGCATCTGTAAATATGCCAGATCCAGAGAAGAATTCATCTCTCATTCTCTCATAGGTCTTATTTGACTTGACTGCTCTGTTAGATATAAAGTTAGCAACAAACTGGATGGGGAAGCATATAACCTTTGTTGTCCAAAGGTATAAAATTCTCAAAACTGGCTTAACCATCCATTCTGGTAGAAAACTAGCCATAACTGATGCAAATTTTGATGCATGATTTCTCTGACACCATTTAGCTGCATCTGCTGATTTACCAATAGTTATTCTATTGGTTTCCAGTTCATTTTCTGCTCTGGAATAGTGGTCCTTAACAAATGTAGACTTCCATCTTGGATGCATCAAAGTATCAGAGGGAACCATATCACATAATGATCTTGAAATATGTTCAACAAACAATTGGCAAACTCTCATTATTATTTCTAGAACATGAATTTCTCTATCACCTCCGTGCTGTGGTTTTGGAAATATGTCAGAAAAAAAGAAACCCCTCTTCTCAATTTTAGCTAAACACCAAGGCACTATCTGAATGATGTGGCTAACATTGTCAACTCTGCTCTCCTTCTTAAACTCCTCTATAGTTATTGTCAATGATTCCATAACTCTAGGCCTTTGAGATACATCATCTGGGTTTAGTAGCTTTAGTTTATCCTGTATTTCCTTTGTTGACATGTTATCATCAACATGGGGAATGTTCATCTTTCCAGAATAATCCCTAGAGCTAACTTTCAAAGTAGCCAACTCTGAAAATGTTATTTTGGATAGTCTAGAGATTATCTTCTTCTCTAAAACCTCTCTCCATAGAGATCCATAGTTATCCTTCATCCTTTCTTTCATCAGAAAACAGAGCACCTTCATCATAGGCAAGTTAGTTTGATTTGTTTTGGTTTCTGCTGTTTTGGAGAATTCTGGGTAATTATTATCTCTATATACATATTCCTGCTCAACAATCTTCTTCATGATTTTAAAGTTTCTATCCCCCCCTCTACCCTTTTCTTTGGAGATAACATAACCATAATAAAACTCTTCAATCTTCCTTTTAAAAGTTATTGTTTCATTGCCAAAGAAACTAACCAAGCCATCATATTCTATTATAGAAGTATCACCCTCCTTAACTAACATCCGAATAGGAGGAACAGAGTATCTTTTAATCAAGTTTGCTGTTCTTTTAACTAGGTAAGCCGTTAGTCTACTCTTTATGAATTCAGGTAATCTCTCTACAAACCGATATGGATTAGGGTCTAAGTCTTCTAACACTCCCATGGTTAGATATCTCTGACTAGTCATCACCTCTTCTGCATCAGTCTTGTTATTTAAGAATAGTAAAAGTATTCCATTCATGTCTTTTGAAAGTTCTAAATTGGACATAGGTTTAGAAGTGATGTCCATTTCCATAGAGCACATTTGATGTGATATTAGTGATGCCATGTATGGACCAGATTTAACAAAATGCTCAATTACAGGTTCTGTGTAAGAAGAGACATCACTAAAGAACCATTCATCTGATTCAAATAGAGTAGGTCCTAGTCTTCCAGTGTCAAAACTAGAATAATAATCTTTTGGGTATGCAAATGAACAAAATACATGTGTACCAGTGCATCTGATCAGCATGTAGATACCCTCAATTTTCTTCACATAGAAATCACTGCGACCTATCCAGTATTTGTAACAGTAACAGATTTCTGTGAATATTTTGGTGATTAGACCAGCAAAGTTAACCAACCTAGTCTTAGAAATGTTCTTGAGCATAGCTTCAGAAATCGTACTGGATTCTGCATTTTTCCATACAGATTTTGCATCTCTGAGGAGAGATCTAATGTCATCTGGCATAGCACAAAGATGGGATTCAGTTAACATATTTGTCTTGTTTATAAAAATATCAATATCTTCAGTTGGAGAATCAAGAGGATGAAAGCTGAGCTTGTTTTTCTGCTTATTTTCCTTGTATTTAGCAGTTTTCTTTTGTTTTTTTCCAAACAAGCCAGTTGTGCTAGCCTCTTCTAGATCATCAGCATCTAGTTTAACATTGAAAGCGCAGTGCTTCTGAATCTTATGCCTACTCTCATCTTCTTTCTCAGAAAATTTTACTGTCTTGAATGCTTCTTCTATCACATCCTCTTTATTGGGAGAAGCTAAGTCTTCAACACTCAGGGAAGCAATCCATATTTTTTTCAACCAAAGAGGCATGTTAGAATCTGTTATTTGAATTGCTTCCAAGACTGATTCCGGATCTGATATCACTGGTTCTATCATTGGTATGTTACAAACTCTTTTTTCATCTGTCCTACTGTTACCAGTGTAGGAATTGAGGTAGTCTGTTAAAAGTCCAGGACCCTCTGGTGATTTCTTCTTAGATTCTTTTAATTCTCTTCTAAATATTTTATTTGCAATCCTAAAGTCTTGTGCAGATGGTCCAGATGTGCATTCCATGATATCTTGTAGAGGAAATTCCTTACTTGATTTTGGGGTTTTTTTCATGGATCTAATTACTTTCTCCACCATAAACTCTTCTTCCGATGTGTCAGTGGGGTCAAGAGAGCTACCCAAGAGTCTTTCAATCCCTGACTTAATAGCAATCCCAATTCTGCATCTCTGACATAGTGCATCAACCATTTGCTGACTCATTAGTAGATTGGAGTACACAAATGTCTCTCCCACAACCACAATTCCCAGACCATAACCAGATCCTTTAATTGCGTCTCTGTAATGTACAATCTTCTGCTGGAATCTTTCCTCTGTGTTTCTAGGATCTGTGTTCACTGTTGTGGTTAACTCCACAATTAGCTTTTTGTCCTCATCTATGAAATCTGGTGTCAACCGACCATCACCTCCAGTTATTCCAATTGTAGATAGTCTGATATCTGTTTCAGCTCCTAAAAGATTAGCAACTACCTCATGAACAATCTTTTTCATTCTCTTTGTTCCCTCTATCAATCTGGACTTCTTCTTGTAGATTTCAATGTCGAAAGCTGATGGCTTTCCATCAGTCCCAACATGGATTTTCATGTTGTACTTAGGAGAACTACTAGAGTTCTTCGTGTAAAGTTCAGGTTCAACAACTGATGTTGAGAGTGCTGACAAGTCAAAATGACTTTCAAGTCTTGGCTTAAAGTTTCGGTTTAGCATCATGTGTTTTTAGTGTGAGTTTTGTTAACCAAATTGGTAAGGGG